GGCGCTACAGCAGGCAAGCTGCTGCGCGAACTGAGTGACGATGGGGTGATAACCCGATCCCGTAACAGCGTCCAGTACACCTATACGGCGGTACCGCACGCCGATATTCCGGATGTGATCCTTCCGTGCATGGAGGAGAAAAGCGACCCGGTGAAGATGCAGGCCGCTGAGCAGAAAGCGAAGGCGCTGGAAGAAAAGGGACTGTGGCGTCGCGCCGCAGCAGTGTATTCGGACATGTTCGGGATCGCCTGCAGTGCTGTCGAAGTTGCCCGGATCGCCAAACGGCGTAAAGAGTGCCTGCGCCAGACGGGGAGGGCTTAACTGATGCCGAGACCAAAAACGCATAGCGAGCGCACCCTGTTCATCGCCTGGATTATCGAGCTGGTGAAAAAGCATGGCCGCTCAACGTCCACAGATGTCGCGATATGTTCGGGCTGCACCACAATACCATTCAAGCATACCCAGACTGTCTGTACTGGGGCACCTAATACGTTACAACGGTTGAGGCGTCTTCCGTAGCCAGCGTACATATAATTGAATAATGTTCACGCTAAGAAGACTAACAGAGCGGGTGTTCGATTCTGTTAGTCTTCAAATAAGTTATTGTTTAACTATTAGTCTCTACTGCTCTTAGGCTTGACCCCACCTTTCCTTCCTAGGCCAAATCCAACTCTGTACAAGTCAGGCATATCGATACGACCATCTTTTTTTGTTTCGATCATCCCAAGGCTTTCAAGATCTTCTTTTATTCCAGACCAACCTCTTTCTGCATGTTGAGCCGGTAATCTATTAGAATTTACCTGTTGAGGACCTTCTGGATACCTATCAGCCCATCGTTGTTCGACTAATTCGTATTCACTAGGAACATTTAACCCTTTTAGAGTGGATAAGACATCCGGTACCCATGGATAGTCTTCAGCAACTTCAGTCACACGTATTTCTGACGCCTTCTGAATACCTCTCTTCAAGCTTTCATAGTGCAAAGCAAAATCGTGCTGAGGATAACGAGATAGCGAGTCTTCAACAGCTTGACTAATCGCTGCCAGAAAAGAACGAGGTGATGTTTGGCCTCTACCATCAGACAAGTGATTGACGGACCATGTATAAGGAACGCCGCGTCTCTTGTCCTTACCCATCCACGGCCCTGCCAGTTTTTCAAAGGCTTTTCTCTGGGATTCGCTTTCACGTTTCATTTCAGCTGGAAGCTGATATGCACCTTTGGAAAATAGAACTTTCTGCTGAGTCACTTCTTCGCAAATTTTGCGAAGAAGTTCACCTTGATCACCAGGGGCATTAATAAGCCTTTGCCAAAGAAGACCATGAAGGTCATGACGCCCCCATAGCAATTCTGCTTTTGTAGCTAAAATTTTAGATGCGTCCGGAAAATTGAACACCGTACGTTCTGCTTGGTCTTCTCGGAGAAAAACCTTAGCATATAGACCCTTATAGGATTTTAGCCAAAGTACTGCGCGTAGAAGTCCCCGCACAATATCATCCATGCGCTGCCAGTCATCACTCGTTCTATCTAAAGCGTCGAATACAATTAAACCATTCCAATTTCGAGGAGTACTCATAACATGGGCTGCCATCTCTGGTTGAGTTTTAAACCAGTTGATAGTGTCCTCCCAGTTAGCATCAGGGATTGTTATTGTCGAGTGCGAAGCAATCCACCTTATTATTACCGCTCTCCATATATCATAGGGTTCATAATCCCTACTTAGTAAAAGCTGGAAGGTATCTTCGTTAGGATACTGATGTATGGCTTCAACATTCGAAAAACCAATAGATATATCAAGACCTTGGAGTTCTGGTACAAACTCTTGCATTGTATCCTGCAACTCTTTTGAACGTAACACAGCTGTCCAAAACGATTTACCAACACCACGCCCACCTACAACAACATGTGACGCAAGTTTTAAGGCTTTAATATGAGATAGGGGTACATATAACTGCCCTGGAGAAGGAGCATCACCGAAGCTGCTTGATTCCAAAGATGCTGCGGAAATTGCTTCCCTTATTTTTTCTACATTAACCATTGTTTTCTCCAGAAATCAGAAGATTCTCAACTCCATCAATTAACGGCCCAAAAATTGCGTTTATTGATATGTCATCAATCATAGTAAGTCGGCCATGTAAAGTGAGAGAACCTGCGAAGCTTCGATGCCATTGAATAGCCCATGGTGCATGAGGTGCTCCCTCATCTGAGCTATCAAAATTCCATCCCTCAATAAATTCTGTGACCTGCCAGGTGAAATCATTATTACCGGTTTGGCCTACTGCATCTGCGGCAGTAGGTTCAATTTCATCATATAAAGTTTCTGCAAACAGATCATAGGCATTTTCACGTAAAGAAATCAAATATTCAATTTTCTCTATTTCTGGGACCATCGCTGCAACTATTTGCAGTCTATCGCGAATCTTGTTTGCTAGGCCGCACTTGAGCCAGTGATCAAAAAGTATTCTATAACCATTCCATGTTTGCTGACCATCAAGAGCGTATAATAATACTAAGCTCGCGCCGATATCTGTAACACAACATGATGCAACTTCATCTATTCCAGAACGGGAATCAATCAAAATGATATCAGGAGCAATACTTTGCTCAAGATTATCAATCAAGCGATTCAATCTAAGAGCCCATTTTTCCTTTTTACCTTCTTGATTTATTTTTGGCATCCATGCTCTGCCAAGCTTAGAAACATATTCTCCTGCTGATGCTCCATGCGCAGGCACTACATAAATTTCTCCGTCATGTGATAGCGGACTGGTTGCTACCATAGAATCAATTATGGCATCCCCATTATCAACTAGGTCTTCAATTAACCAATCTGTAATGCCATATTTGGGCTGTCGCTCTTTTGGTAGAAGTGCCGATGATAATCCCGGAGACTCAAGATCAAGATCAAGGATTAATACCTTACGGCCTTTTTGCGCAAGATGCCATGCGGTTGCAGCAAGAGATGTCGAGCGGCCAACCCCTCCTTTTATAGAAAAGAAGACTACACGCGGTACTCCAGAATTAATAGGGGCTATATTACTCCATGAGGATTCATTGGCGTAACGATCCGCCATAAAGACATTTTTGAAACCCTCAAGTTCAATCATATGTGCGCCACTACTGACATTGTTGATATCATCTTCGAAAAGGATTTTGGCGTTATGATAATGATTGAGCAACGATTTGGAAAAATCTTCGCTTAACGTTTGTAAAGATTCGATTTTACCATGATCATCAATTATATTGTCAGGAGCAACTAAGCGGACTCTGCCATTTAAATCTCTGTTAATGACGAGCCAGTCTAGCTCCCTAATGAAATCACGATTTTCTTCAAGGATGCTTAATGATAATGGTAATATTTCGTCGAAAGTAATCATAACAATCCTTCCAGTTGCGCTTTTTTTACAAGTTGTCGCACTTGTTCTGCAGCTGCTTTATGTGGGTTTACAGTGCCAACATTATAAGATGATTGATTTTCATAACGCTGGGACGCTTTCCAGTTGTTAAAAGGATTGGCATTGTTTAAAATATAATTTGCGCCGCTTATGTGACCGGAGCGATAACTTTCGTATCTGTCCCAAACTTCATCTGCATGCACTCTGTCTTGTTTATTTTGCGGTCTCTGATGAGTTTGATCAAAAGGCATCCCAAAAGCTATCATCAAAGACTTCAGTCCACATTCAACAGAAAAACCATATAGTTGATCTGCATTCGCAAGCCTACTCATAGAAAATAAGTGATTTGCATCATCATAGTGTCTGGAGTGTGAATCTAAGAAATCCGCATTCATGTGTATGATCTCTCGTCAATCTTGTTGGTAAAATCTTCATTTTGCCTAAATAAAACAGATGTATAGCATTTGAAACTTAATCTTCGCTTCTCGCTAAACATGCTTAAACACGATATTTTTGAAATTTTAACCAATAAGGGTGCAAAATACTACAACTTCAAGCACTTAAACAATCTTATGTTTTCAGTTAGTCGGACCAAAAATTTTTTGCATATGAGTAACCTGATCCACTCTACTTTACATGCCTAGATGTTAGTTACACCCGTATTAGCACAAAACGAAGTTCGTCTTCGTCTTTTCCTATGAGCTATAACCCGATATTGATGAATTGCGCTTCGAAGGTTAGGTTTTCAGAATGATTTATTCTGCCTAGTATAAATAGATATAAGTAACTGATTAATAATGTTATTTCACCGCTGACGTTCAAGGTTTTGCCGGTGGATAAAATTTAGCTACAAATGAATCTTCGCTTCTCGCACACACAATAAGCAAGGCTATGCTGTCATTATTTGAAAAGTGATAGTCGCATTTTGTGCGCCTAAAGCATTGATCAACCCAGCCTGAGAGTATACTGTATGAATATACAGTTGATGCAGCGGAGGCAATTATGAAAGTTGAGTTAACCATTGATCGCACTAAAGATCTTCCTAAGGGCGCGGTTCCGGCACTGGAAAAAGAACTATTAAAACGACTCCAGAACCAGTTCGATGATTGCAGTCTGGTGATACGTCGCGCAGGCTCGGATGGGTTAAGTGTTTATGGTGGTGAGAAAGAGGTTAAAAAGACGGTTGAAGAAATCCTTCAGCAGACCTGGGAAAGCGCAGACGACTGGTTTTATTAATACAGCATGCAATTAGTTTCCCGGGTGGAGGGGTGCGGTGAAAGAAACAGAAGAATTACCAAAAAAGGGCTATGCGGTCATCAGATGTCACGATGGGGTTATCGTTGCACGACTGCACACATTTCCGGAATGCGAGCGAGCGTTAATGTACAGACGCGGTGACGAAGTATCGTTTATGCCGCTCCAGCCCGATGAAATTGTAGGAACGCCGACACTCTTCACGCTGATGCTGGAGCGGGCTGGTTATCGCGTTTCGCAGAATTCTGTTACACTCCCGTCATAGGCCTGAACAACCTATACCTGCTGCGCCACTGGAGAGAGACCATGGCGCAAAAACCAATCAAACAGACACTTAAGCCAAAACATAAACTGACCTCTTCCGGGGCCAGCGATTTCTTTTTGCCTGCGCGCTACCAGGTGGCGGCATGAAGAAAACAAGCTTCATTCACACGCAACTCACCTCGAAAGAAGTGGACGAACTTGAGGCCCGCTATCGCGCCAATCACGTGCGCACTGTGCGAAGCCTTGATGTCGATCTGATCCACTGGACGCTCACCGCTTATCTGCCGGAGGCCAATAAAGCCCCGCGGCAGGATAAGACCTTCCAGCAGCCGATCTGGAGGTGAGTGTGAAAACCTACAACATTATCCCGATGGGCAAGCCCCGCCAAACTCGCGCTGATAAGTGGAAGAAACGCCCGGAGGTTCTCCGGTACCGCGCGTTCTGCGATCACGTTCGGCTACTGGGCGTCGAGCTGCCGGAAGCTGGCGCTCACGTTACGTTCATCCTCCCGATGCCTCCGAGCTGGAGCAAGAAGAAGCGCCAGGCAATGGCGGGCAAACCCCACCAGCAGAAACCAGACAAAGACAATCTGGAAAAAGCGCTGATGGATGCCATCTATGCTGATGACTCTCATATCTGGGATTCTCGCGTGACAAAGCTCTGGGGTGAAGAAGGGCAGATCATCATCGGGGAGATCGCCTGATGCGCGCCTTACTGAAACCGGTTATCGCCCGGGAACTGGGCGTGGTGCTTCTAAAACCCGGCAGCGAGCTGATGAGCATGTTCAGTGGCGGTCGTGTGCTGGTGGAGAGCCAGCCCACAAGCATGGCAAGCTTCGCAACAGGTCGCGTACCCGACGCGCGCCAGCCGCTGGCCGGTAATGCGGCACTGCGCCCGTTCTTCCTTCACGAAAAGGTGATCACCGCTGCTGGTGGGCTGAGTGGCCTCGAATACTGGTTAATGCGCAGTGGAGATACCTGCCAGTACCCGCACAGCGATTACCACTACCACGAAATGACCACCATGCGACATGCACCCGGCGCAATCCGCCTTTGCGGCCACTGCGACAATCAGCTGCGCGGGCAGCACACCGAACGCCTGGCAGAACTGGCGCGCCAGAACGTAATCGACTGGGTGCTGGATACCGCCCGGGTGGCGCTGGGGGCCGGGCCGTGTCGCCGCACGTTC